CCCTGGAAGGTGCGGCTCTTCTCGCTCTCGCCGCCCTGGAAGGTGCGGCTCTTCTCGCTCTCGCCGCCCTGGAAGGTGCGGCTCTTCTCGCTCTCGCCGCCCTGGAAGGTCTGGTCCATCTTCTTCAGTTCGACATCGCGGGCATATCGCGTGTCGTCGCGCTTCAGTTGGAACTCGCGCTCCAACTGCTTCATGCGCTCCTCACGCTTCGCCTTGGCGTCCTCGATGATCTGATTGCCGACGCCCTGCATGGCGCCAGCCGCGGCGAACATCGCTGCCCCAAACCCAGCCATCTTCGCCCCCTCAGCGCCGCATCGGCTTCTTGGTCGGCATCTCGGCTTCCTCGTCGGGGAAGTCCGGCGCGCGGCCCGTCATCTGGTCTTCCGTGTCGGGCGGCTCGCCCTCGGCGGCATCCTCGGCGGCATCGCCGGGATCCTGCTCGTGCGCCGGCCCCTCTTCCTCGCCGTCCTCGGCGCCGTCCATCGGCGGTTCGGTCTGTTCGCCGCCACCAGGCGCTGCCTGGCGGGACTGCATGCGCTGCATCAGCGTGGCGAGCTCGCCGGTCTGATCGGCCTGCTGGAGCGTCGCCAAATCCTGCTTGGCGATGTTCTGGTCGATCTTGCCGGCGGCCTGCCGCATCACGCGGTACTCGTCGAGCGCGCGATACCAGGCGGCCTCGAAATCCTTCGGCGACTGCTCGAAATCGTGGATGCCCGCCTTGGTGGCGATCATCGCCAGATCGGCGACGATCTCGGCGCCGCCATGCAGGAGGATGTCGCCGGACAGCTTCTGCCCGGCCTGCTCGGCTGCGTCCTGGACGCGGGAGACGATCGACGCCGCCGTGACGGCGAGCCCGTCGATCGGGTCGTCGCCGCCCTGGAGCATCTTCAGCACCTTGTCGAAGGCGTCGCCGTAGATGAACTGCATGGCCCGGCCGACGAAGCGGTCGTAGGCGTCCTGCTCCTCGGGGCTGGCCTGATCGGTCCCGCCCATGTCGGGCGGCGACTGCCCGGCCGACGGCATCGGGGCCGGGCCGCCGGCAGCGGCGGGCGGCGGGCCGCCCTGCTGCATCGCTGCACTGAATCCGGCCATGTCTCGTCCTCCCCGGATCAGGCGTCGACGCGCTTGATCACGCCTTCATTGCGGTCATAGGCGTAGCGGCTGCGGCCATAGGCCTGGGCCGGCGTCGGCCGCCCGGATGCTTCCGGGGTCGGTTCGCCCTCATAGGCTCCGGCGCCCATGTTGTAGGAGCGCTTGACGCGCTGGTACTCGGCCTTCGACAGAGCGGCCTGCGAGGCGGCCGTGTTCGAGGCGGCGAAGTAGTTGCCGAGGCCGGAACCGGCACCGGACAGCGCGCCGCCGAGCAGCGTCTGATTGCCGGACAGGAACGATCCGAACCCGCCCCCCGATGCAGCGGCGGCCGGAGCAGCCGCGGGAGCCGCGCCGGCAACACCGGAGGCTGCCGTGTTCCCGGCGCCCTGGACGGCCGCGCTGAACCCGCCCCCGCCCGTTGCCGCGCCGGTAGAGGCCGCAGGCGCGACCGAGGCGGCATCGGCAGCCGTCGTGACCGGAGCACCGGCCCCGGTGATCGGGGTCGGCGTCACGGTGCTGGATGCCGCGGTTGCGGCGGGCGCCATGGCGGAGGAGAACCCGCCCGTCACACCGCCCGTGATGGCCCCGCCGGCCGCGCCCATGGCGGCGCCTTGCGCGAAACTCCCGCCCGTCGCCGCGCTGACGGCGCCCCCGATCGCCGCCCCATAGCCGGCCTGCGTGATTGCGCCGGAGACCACCGACCCGAGCGTGCCGCTCGCCCCCGTCGCGCCGACCATGGACGAGACGGCACCGCCCCAGCCGCCAGCAAGGGGACCGACACCGAGCGCGGCACCGCCGGTGAACAGGACGGCGCCGGCGGCGAGCGCGACACCGGCCACCATCAGGAGCGGGCTCTTGGAGACCGAGCGAAACACGCGGCTGATGCCGCGGACGACACCAGACATCAGGGCTTCTCCTTCTTGAACAGATAGCCGCAGCGGCGGAAGCCGCGGCGCTCGTAGAGGCGGGCGACGCGCTCGGGGTCGACGACGGCGTCATGGGCACCGAGGAGGATCTCGAACACGTTCGGGTTCTGGAGCGCCCACGATTCGAACGTCTCCAGCATCCGTTCCGGATCGCGCGGCTCGACGAGGGGCGAGCAGATGAAGAAGAGGTCGGAAGCGACCATCCGCGTGCCGATGCCGAGAATGCGGTCGAGCACGCCGAGCAGTACGCCGGTGATGAAGCTGTCGCGCTGGGCGACCAGGACGAGGGTCGAGCCGATATGCTCGCCGCCATGACGCTGGATCGAGCGGGAGAGCAGCGCCTTGGTCTCGCGGACATCGACCTGCACGTCGGTGCCGGCATAGCGGGATCGGCCGTGCGCCTCGACCAGGAGGTCGGCGATCTGCGGGATATCGGCGAAGTTGGCGTCGCGGACGGTCACGATGGCCTCAGTAGGTCAGGTCGATGTCGTACATCTGCTGGACGAAGTCGCGCTGCTGCGACCGAAGCCGGCGCGCGGACGCGATCATCTCCTCGCGGGTGCCCTTGGAGAGCTTGTCGTTCGCCATGATGCTGTTGAACTGGTTGGCGTAGATCTGCTCCATGTTGACCAGCATGTTGCTTGCCGCCGTCCGCGCGCTCTCCTTGAGTTCCATGTCCTTCGTGGTCAGCGAAGTGGCGCGATCGAGCGCCTTCTGGCGCGCGTCGGCCTGCAACTGCGCATCCTGGCTGGCGATCGGGACGGCGTTCTTGACCATCGAATCCTGGGCGGCGCCGACGGCCATGGACGAGTTCAGGAGCCCGCGCCGGTTCGCCGCCTGCAGCCCCTGCGTCGCCGAGAGGCGCATCAGTTGGCTGTCCTGCGACGTGTAGTCGTTCAGAAGCTGTGCGGTGCTCTTCGCCTCCGGGATCTGCGACAGAGCCGCGCTGAACCCGGAGGTCGGGGTCGTCGGAGTCGTCGTGGTCGGCGTTACCGTATCGGCCGCGGTCACGGACGGATCGGTTCCGCCGGTGGTCGTGGCGGTCGTCACGGGCGCGGCAGCCGTGGGCGCGATCTGGGTCGTTGCCGCCGGTTCCAGGCCGCCGGTCGCCGCCGGAGTCGTGGTGGTGGTCTTCGCCTTGTCCTTGGTCAGGTTGCCGAGCACGGCGCTGAACCCGCCGCCCGAAGCGGCAGCCGTCGGGGTCGTCGCCATGCCGGTCTGCTCGGCTGAAACCGGCTTCGGGACACCCGGCGTCGCCATCGCGGCAGCGGAGCCCGACGCCGCAGCAGCATTGCCGCCGAGGTTGAAGCCCTTCTTCTCCAACTTGGCCCTGCCCTGTTCGATGAACTTGGGCACCTTGGGGGCCTTGGGCTGAGCGTTGAACACCATCGCGATTCCCCTTCAGGCGGGACCCTATCACGTCACAATAAATTGCGCTCTACCCGACGATCTTGCCGATCAGCCACTCCTTGAAATAGACGGCGAGCGCGCCGACACCGGCGCCGGCAGCGGAGACCAGGCCGGTGATGGTCATGAAGCGGGTCTCCCACGACTTGACCTTGCCCTCGGTCGCCTGCGACGAGGCCTCGACGGTCTTCAGCCGCGCCTCGATCTGGGCGGCCTGCATCGACTGGACGGCCTGGGCCTTGGAGATGTCCTCGATCTTCTCGTAGAGCCGACGGCGGCTCTCCTGCGCGTCCTCGTTGTTGGCGCGCACGGCATCCGCGAGGGTGTCGATCTTGGATTCGAGGTGTCCGATCACGCGGGTCTGCGATTCACCGGCCATCTTCGGCCTCCTCGCTGATCGGAGTGACGACGGGCACCGGGATCCAGCGAATGCCGTCCCAGCGCATCCTGAGCTTCGCCATGTCATGCGTCGGTGGCGGCATGGGAACAGTGCGGCCAGGGAACAGCCACTCGCCCGGCGTCTCCGGGCACGGATCTGCCCAAGTCGTCCGACCGGTGAAGTACCCGTCGTCATCAATGCAGTAGACCAGGATTGGTTTGCGCTCCGGCATGTTCGACCTCATGCGTATTTGATGCAGACAAGGGCGGCATAGTTCTTTGGGCGGGATTCAGAACCACTCGACCCAGTCGTGAAGGCGTGGGTATGGGCGCCGTCAGTCGTGGTGACGTTGCCGTCCGAACCGGAGTTTCCGGCTTGCGGATTGTTCAAAGCCGAGAGGCCGCCGCTGTCATAGTTGCGGTTGTTCGAGGACCACCTGTGGAAATGGGCGCCGTCGGAGTCGGTCGTCCCTGTGTGAGTGTGCGCCTTGTTGTCGTCGGCCTGATAGCTCCAGAGGGTGCGCCCGGTGTCGATACCGGCACTATCGTCGAGTGCGCGCGGGAACCGCCCGCGGCAATCCGGGAGGACGATGTAGGTGCCGGAGGTCGACCGCGTGCCTGTCGGGTTGGCCGGGTTGGTGCACTTGTAGCCCCACTCCGCCGTTCCATTGGCCCCGGAACCGCAGTAGATCGCATTCGACAGCGCGGAATAAGACGAGATCAGCACCGCGGCGCCGTTGGCCTTCAGGAAGCCCGCGGGCGCTGAGGACAGGAAGAACTCGCGGCACTCGCCGATGGGGTTTGCGGCAAGGACGGCGGCAGCCAATTCCGCGTTCGACGGCACACTGAGAACGGCGCGCGCAGCCGCGGCATCGGTCTTGTTCAGAAACCGCCCGTCTGCCTCCGCTTTGGTGTAGATGTCGACGAGATCGTTCTGAAGATACCCACGGAACGAAATCTTGTCCGACGAGATTGCAGCTACATTGAGTGTGAAGGTTCCATTTACGGTATTATCAAACCAGTCGACGCCCTTATCCAAAAGAGCCCCGTTCTTGTACAGGTCGCCAAGGTCGTATCCGCCGGAAACCGTGAACGGTCCGGTTCCGGTGACCGACGTGAACTCCTGCCGCCGCATGCCGCCAACCGAAATCGTGACGACCGGCGCCCAGCTCGTGTTGGTCAGCACATAGACGGTGTTCGGGCTATCGGCCGTGTTCAGGTACATCGATCCGACGGCGGCGCCAGACGGCGCCGAGGTCCGCGAGCCGTACCAGATCGCGTCGACGGCATTGCGGGCTGCCACCGCCGCGGTCGATGCAGACGAAGCCGTGCCGGCGCTGGTCGATGCCGCCGAGGCGGAAGCCGCCGCCGCTGCCGCGCTGGCCGCCGCGGCCGCCCGGTTCGTGGCCGAGTCGGTGACGGCGCCGCGCCAGACCGTGCCGTCATAGGTGGCCTCGACGATGCCGCCGGCCGGGATGGCGCCGGCTGTGAATGCCTCGCCGGTCGGCATGACGAAGGAGACCACGCCGATCCCGTTCAGATTGATCGAGCACGGCCCGCTTGTGTTTGTTGCGGCGGCCTTCCAGCGGACGGTCAGGCCCTCGAACAGGGCATCGACACCGGTCAGCGCCAGCACGAAGGCGCCAGCGGTTCCGCTGTCGGTCGCATAGTTGGCGGCACCGCCTCGCAGGCGGGCATAGCTCGGCATCTTGTCGAAGGCGGCGACGACGCTGTCGAAGATCGCGTTGACGCCATCGGCGCGGGCCAGTGCGTTCCGGGCGAGGCGGTTGAAGTTCGTGAAGAAGTCGTTGCTCACCGGATCTGCCTCCGAACCGAATAGTTGAGCGTCATCGCGGTGAGGGTGTGCGGGTCCTCGTGGGTCGTCTCCGACAGGACCGCGATCGAGACGTTCTGCCCGATGCCGGCGATGTAGGCTTCGGCGAGGCCCTGGGTCGGCGCGGACCAATAGAACTGGTCCCAGTTCGCCTCGTCCCAGAAGCCGCCGCCGCCGCGGACCACGAAGGCCTGTTCGGGCGAGGCCGGGACGTTCGAATCCGCATAGGCGAACTCGGCGGTCTGGAAGATCTCGGTCGATGCCGACGCATCGACTTCCAGCGTCGCCTTGATGTAGCGCTTCAGGTAGGTCGGGCTCTTCAGCGAGTTGAACGGCAGGCGGATTGCCGCCGTGATGGCCTCGCCGTCATAGTTCTGGCCAGAATCGACCCGGTAGACGTAGCCGTCCGAGGCGCCGAAGTAGATTTCCTCGGCGGCCTCCGGCCCCTCTTCGGTCGAGCAGGCGCAATAGGGCGTGACCAGATACTTGAACAGCATCAGTTCCGGGGTCTTCCGCCCGAAATAGACCAGCACCCCGCTGCCGTCCGAGTAGAGCACCCGGTACTGGTCCTTGGACTTCACCCGGAGCGAGCAGGCGGCCGAGACCCCGAGGCGGCGGTAGTTGCGGAACACCGGCTCGATCAGGCGCGACAGCGTGCCGGCCTGCCAGTTGCCGTAGCTCTGCGTGGTCTCCAGCTTGCGGATGCCGATCTGGTCGAGATAGGTCGGCGCCTGGCACATCTGGACGGTGCCCTCGATCGCGCCGGCCTCGTCGGACACGACCTTCAGCACGAAGGTGTCGGCATCGGTGCCCTCGATGTAGGCCGCCTTGTTCCGGCCGAAGACGACCAGAGAGGTCGATGCGCTGTCGAGCAGGCCGGTCACATCGACGCCGAAGCCGAGTTCGCCGGCCCCGACATCGGTCCCGGACAGGAGCGGTTCGCCGATCCCGGAGAACAGGATGGCGCCGCCCGGATAGGCCTGGAAGAGGTGGTTGGCGAGGACGCCGACATGGGTCGGCTTGTCGAGCGCCGCCGTCATGCCGCGCCGGATCGGCGCCAGCACGGTGCCGTCCCACTCGTGGGCATAGCCCTGGCCGTTCACGAAATACATCCGACGCAGGTTCGACGTGCCATAGAAATTGTGGTTCACGGCCTCGTAGCGCCCGCCGGCCGGCAGCGTGATCGCCGCCTGCGTGCCGTTGGCGAGCGCGTAGACGGTCGAGCCGACGCGGATGTTCTCGTTGTCGGTGAACGTGCCCGTCACGCCGGACAGGACCAGATAGCCGGCGGCATTGGTGCCCCAACTGCCGGACTGGCGGATGACGCGCTGAATCGTTGCCGTGGCGCCCGAGGACTGGCCGTTGATGGCCTGCCCCTCCAGGAGGCCGGGCGCGGCGCCGGTTCCGCCGTCGAAGTCGAGCGTGTGCCCGAAGGACTGCTCGATCCAGCCGGCGGCCGTGGCCTTGAACATCTTGCCGGCCGTCGCGCCGGCATTGTCGCGAAAGGCCCAGATCGCGCCGGCATAGCCCCAGACGCCACGCACCGGTCCGGATCCCGGAACCGTCGTGATGACGGCCCGGCGGGCGTCCTCGGCGGCAATGCGCGCCGTCTCGGTCTCATTGTCGGTCGGCGCCACGGCTTCGACCGGGGTCCCGTCGACCACCCCGAAATACGACGCCTCCGCGACCGTCACGATCTCGCCACCGACGGTCAGCGGCTCGCCGCCGATCAGGATCACGGACGGGGTGATGGTCAGCGTCTCGCCGTCCTGGTAGTTCGGCCCGTTGTCCTGGACGGCAACGGAGCCGGCCGCGGTGCTGGCCGCGAAGCTGCCGGTCGTCGCGACGGCATCGGCGAGGAGCGCGCCCGAGGCGCCGGAGGTCGCGCCGGTCAGCGTGTAGCCCTCGGCGGCGCCGTAGAAACCGGTCTCGAAGGTGAGCCAGAGGAAATCGGCCGCGGACGGCGCCGGCCGGCCGTCGAAGCGCTCGTAGCCCTGCATGCGGCGATAGCCGCGCGCCTCGGCCTCGTAGTTGAGGACGGAAATGCAGCGGCCGGCGGGGATCGCCAGCGCCGGCGTCACCAGGTCGAGCCCGCCGCCGAGAATGAAGGTCTCGGTCTGCTGACCGGTGACCGGGCCGCCCTTCATGCCAGCGCCTCCGATCCGTCGACCAGGAACGGCAACTGGTCGCGCTCGAGATCGCTGCGGATGCCCTGCCAGCGGCCGTTCCAATACTGGCCCTGGCCGAAGGCCTCGTCGAATTCCGAGAGGAGCGTCAGGCCGTAATAGACGATGCCGATATGGAACTGTTCCGGCATTTCCGGGATGTCGCCGTTGGCGGCAAGAACCTGCGGCCCCTTCCGGTACCGGCCGCGGACCACGTAGACCTGATCCGGCGTCGGGGAGAGACAGAACTCCTTGGCCGGCGAGATCGTGAAGTAGGTCGGCTTGGCGTTCTCGCGGACGCCGCGGGTCTGCGTCACATACCAGTTCCGCCAGGCCAGGAAGCTGAGCGGGCCTTCGTCGGCCACCCCGATGGCGCTGGCATAGATCGAGAAGCCCGGATCGGTCTCGTCGCCGGAGACCATCCAGCCGGCGAAGCGGGTGAAGCCCCAGGAGGCGGGCGTGTAGCGCGCCGTCCCGGCGATGGTCTGTTCCGCGAACTCGGTCTCCAGCCACAGCCAGGTCGAGCGCATCGTCTGGATCCGCTGATAGGCTTCAGCGGTCCATTGCACGATGGTCTTCAGGCGCCCGCTCTGGCCGGTCACCGTGGTCGGCTGGCCGCCGGCCACGGTTCCGCTCTCCTCGGCGACCCGCTGGCAGAGCTCCAAGAAGGTCATCGGATCAGGCCGCCGACGCGATCAACTGGACGGGATAGGCCGGGATGCGGCGGGGTTCGGACTTCATGCCGACCATCAGACCGTTGACGATCTCGGGCTCGTAGCGGTCGACGACCGCATTCTTGAGCACTTCGTAGTAGGACCGCGGGATCCGGGCATCCTGGTCGCGCGGGATCAGCATGACGGAGCCGTTGACGCCGACCGGGACCGGCTGCTCGCCGCCGGGCTCGTTCTGCGACTGGATTCGGATCACGACATAGTCGCTCTGCACGGCCTCGCCGTCGCTCTGCGCAGCGGCATCGCGCGGGCGGACACGCGGCTTCGGATCGATCCCCACGATGATCGTGCTCTTCTGCACGGTCTTCCCGATCTGGGCCCGCATCACATCGACCGGGGTGTCGCGATCGAAGGCGAGGCCGAGATAGAGGTTTCCGTACTCGCGGAGCTGGTCCGCGGTGGCGTCGGCGATCTTCACTTCCTTGGTGGTGTCGGACATGTGGTGCTCGTGAGGTGAGGGGACGGAACCGGCGGCCCGGAGGCCGCCGTTGATCACGAGACGGTGGCCGAGAACGGCGTGGCTTCGGAGCCGGTGCCGGCGATCGTGCCGCGGACGCCGTACTCGCCGGCCGCCATGTCGATGAGCTCGAACATGTCGCCCTTGATGCCGCCCATGGTGCTGCCATCCATCGTGATGGTGTCGTGGGTCGAGCCGGCCTCCCAGCCCTGGATGCCGGCGCCGCCGTCCTGCGTCTGCGCCAGCGCGCCCTGGATGACGTCGGTCGCGTTGGCGACCTTCACGATCAGGCTGCCGGACGTGATGGTGGTCTTCACGTAGAACAGGTAGCGGTCACCCGACCCGGTCGCCGCCGGCAGGGTGAACGTGATGCCGTCGGCCTTGGCGCAGACGATCGGCCGGCCACGGTGGGCCTTGCCGACGGTGACGGTGGCATCGGTGGTGATGGTGACCGGGCCGGCGGTCTCGCCGTCGATGATCGCGCGCAGCAGCGCGGCGATTTCCTTGAAGGAGCCGCGCGCCGCCGCCTGGATATTGGCGATCGCGTCGGCATAGCTCTTGATGGGCATGGTGCCGGATCCTTGTCAGGGGGAGGCGGCGCCGGGCAGTTGCGCCCGGCGCGCGCGGGCGATCACGGAGCGCGGAAGGCCACGTAGCGGAACGTCTTGCCACTCTCGCTCAGACCGGACCCGGCGGTGAAGCCGGCGGAGGTCGACCCAGCTGCGCCGGCATAGGTCGTGATGCCGTTCGAGGCGAGCGTGGCGACCGCGGTGTTGACGGCGAGCGCCTGGGCCGCGGTCATGCCGCGGATCCAGAACCACATCTCGTCGCGGTCGGTGTCGTTGAAGATCATCAGGAAGGCCGGCTCGAAGCCGAGCGCGACATTGATGGCAGCGCCGGTTCCGGTGTAGCTGCCGACGGCGGGGGAGAACATGGCAAAGCCCTCGATGATTGGGGGAGAGGAACGGCCGGGCACTCGCAGGCCCCGGCCGTCGCTCATCGGGCGCCCATCAGGGCGCAGCGCTCATCAGAGCGCGGTGACGCCGCATTCGAGGCGCGCCATCCAGACCTGGTTCAGGATCACGGCGGTGAACCACGTCTTCCAGCCGACATAGCCGCGCTGGCCGAGCGGGTCGGCCTTGTCCTTGACGCCGGGCCGCAGGACGGTCGGCTCCACGGCGCCCTGGCCGCGCAGCGGGACGGTCCCGTAGGCCTCCTTGCCGAAGAACAGCATCGGGTAGATGTCCGCGCTGGTCCCGGTGGTCGACACCATGGTGCCGGCGGAGCCCGCCTTGGCGCCGCCGCCATCCGCGATCGGCGACAGGTCCGGCGAGAGGATGAACCGGAAGGTCTCGACCGAACCGAGTTCGCGCTCGTGGATCGGCTGCCGGCTGCCGTACTCGGAGACGGGCACGAATCCGGGAATCTGACGAATGTCGTGCTCGCAGTCGGTGTGGGCGACCGCGACCCAGCAGGCTTCGATGGGCTTGGTGCCGAAGTTCGGCGAGCCGTCGAGCATGCGGGTGATCGGCATCGCCTTCTGCGCGTTGAGGGCGCGGTTGACGGAGCGCAGCTTGGCCAGCGAGATCGGCGTGTTCACGTCGGTGCGCTGGGTGCCGTTGGCATAGAACACGTTGGTGCCGGCGCGCAGGACACCCCAGGTCAGGGCCTCCATGGTGCGGCCGATGTTCTCGCCGGACTGCGTGGTCGCGTCGTTGAGGACGGGATCCTCGTGCAGGTCCTCGATCTTGTCGGTGACCTCGACGACCTGCCCGTACTGCGCCAGCGTGGCGGTCACGTCGGTATAGCTGAACTGGGTCGAGGTCGGCGTGACGCCTTCCTGCAGCGGCACGGTGGCCGCGGTGAAGACGTTCGGGCGCCGGAACTTGATGACCTCGCCCTTGTTCTTGGGCATCGGCTTGGCCATGCCGAACTTGTCGAGCACCATCACGGGCCCGGCATGCTTCAGCATCTGGCGTTCGGCGTAGACCTGCGTGCGGGGGGAGATTCCACTATCACCGTAGACGGTGCGGGTCATTGCGGTAGCCCCTTAAGGCTATCGCTCACTCCTCAGCGGCGCGCTGCTTTCCTGCGGTCCTCTTCGTCGAGCATTTTCCAGATCGTCTCTTCGTCGGCATCCTCGGGGATGCCACTGGCGACGCTGGGTCCCCGGCTTCGGGGCGACGCGGAGGATTCGAGTTGGCGCTTGCGGCGATCGGCGAGCGGTTGGGACGTGCCCTTGCCGGGCGGCTCTTGGCCCGGGCTTCCGCTGTTCCCACCGAGTGACGACTTGAAGCGTGCGATCACGTCGGCCATCTCGTAGCCGTCGACGACGCCGTCCCAATTCCGCTGAATGGCCTCCTGGACGTATCTCGGCTGCGCCTCGCGCCAGGCCTGGAACTGCTCCAGGTTGCCGCGAATGAAGCCGACATAGTCCCCATGGACCTGAGTAACGACGGTCTGTTGCTCGTCCTGGGCAGCCTGCCGGCGATCGGTGCCGATCGCGGACAGCTCCTTCTCGTGCCGATGGATGCGGCCCTCCATCTCGGCGAGGATCGCTTCGAAGGGCTCTGCGACTTCGGGATATTCCTGCTTGAGGGTCTTCCACTTCTCGGAGGCGAGCACCGTTTCCGGCTTCGCGTCCGTGGTCGTGGCGCCCGCCGCAGGTCCCGGCGCTGTGCCGCCCTTGCGAAGGTCTTCGATCTGCCGTTGGAGAGCGGCGATCCGGCCCGTGTCCGAGCGCAGTCGATGCTCGAATTCAGCGCGCTTCCGGGCTTCGGCCTCGAAAGCGGATCGCAACTCGGGAGGAGCGGCAGCCCAGATGTCATTCTGGGGCGTCGTCTGCTGCGCGTTGCCGGCCTTGTCGGCGGGCGCTGCGGCGGCATCCTGATCCGCGTCCTTGTCGGGCGATCCGCCATTGGCGTCTGCGGCTGCGTCGCGGCCCTCGGGCGGCGCCTCGCCGGCATCGGCTTTCTCGGCGGCATCGAACTCGGCCCAGAGTGCCGCCTCGTCCTCGGTCCCATCGCCGGCCTGATTGGCGGGCTGCTGACCTTCGGTCTGCTGCTGCGTCTGGTCTTCCGTCCGATCGCCCATCAATCACCTTCAGCTTCCGGCGGCCCGCCTGGGCGGCCTTCGCTTCAGTCTTCGTCGTCAAAGTCGTCGTAGTGGACGGCCTCGACCGAAATCGTCTGCGGCTCGGCGGCGAGACTGAGGAGCTTCGACAGGGCGGCGACCCGCCCGCGCTCGTACTCCGTCTCGATCGGCCCGACACCGCGCTGCGTCAGGGTCCGAACCGCCTCGTCAAGCTCGGCTTTCGCCCATTCCTGGACATGCCGCCAAGTCTGCGAATGCGGCTCGATCGCCTGCACCATCAGAAGTTCCCTCCGCCGCTCGGCCCTTCCATCCTGGTCTGGGCCAGTTCAGCGGCGAACATCCGTTCCTTCGAATCACGCTCTTCCGTGCTTTTTTGTGCTGCAGCGTCCAATCCGTCAAGTTGCGCATTGCGGGTTTCGGCAATTTTTGCCATCGCGGTGTCATAGTTGTACTTCGCAACCATCACGCGGCCGTCATGATCGAGATTGGCAACGCTGACGGCGGTCTCCTGCTGGATGCGGGCGGCGACGACGCGCGGATCCTGCTCGGGGTCGGCCTGCTGGCCTTGCTGCGCCTGGGCGATCTCCTGTTCCGACAGCACAAGCTTGTCGGCGGCGAGGAGATGCGCCTTGAAGATTTCGATGAGCAGTTCCCGGTGCTTGAGCATCGGGCCGTAGACCGGATGGCCGCCGATGTTGATGGCGATCGCCATCAGGTTCTGAGCCTGCATCTCGCGGACCAACAGGACGCTCGATCCGCGGGCATCGACCTTCATGTCGCCCTTGATGTAGTCCTTCGGGCTGTGCTGCATGTTCCAGTGGTAGAGCCGCCGGATGTTGGGCGTCGTCATGTCGTCGTCGAAGTTCTTGACGATGCGGCGGAAGACGACGTTGGCGCTGTTCATCAAGATCGACATACCACCCATCGTCTGGGTGGTCTGCTGGCCCTGCTCGCCCTGGGCGATCATGGGCATGCCGGTCGTCTCGTCGATGAACTTCGACGCCAGTTCGATGATGCCGGCCAGTTCCTGCTGGTTCGACGCAATCGTGTAGGTGCGGAACGGCTCGACACCCTGCGGCGCGTCGGCGCGGACCTTCCAGACCTTGCGCGGCGTCAGTTCCCACGAGTTGTCGGCGGGCTCGACGTAGCGGGTGTCGACGACGATCTGCGGACCGGTCGAGAGCCCGGCGTTGTCGAGCATCATCCGCCAGCCGGCGTTCAGCGCCGACTGCGGCTGCCGCATGATGAAGGGGATGCCGTAACCGAAAATTCCGGCCTCGTCCTTCTTCAGGCAGAAGACGCTGTAGATCGGCTCGTTGCTGTCGAGCGGGTAGATCCCGAACTTCAGCACCTCGCCCTGGCAGAACCAGAGGCAGACGTTGACCTCGTCGAGCGGGTCGGATTCCTCCGGCGGCAGCATGTCGGGCTGGTCGAACATGGTCGCCAGCGTCTCGATCTCGCTCGCCTCGAGCGGGCCGTGGAACTCCCAGACGGTATAGTAGTCCTGCGCCGTGTCGGCCTGGCTCTCACCCGTGATGGAACGGAGATCGGCGATGAACTGCGGCAGCGCGCTCCGACTGGCGCCCTTCAGAACGCGGCGGATCGCATCAGGATCGAATCCGGGTTGCTTGGCGAGGCGCTGGAGCCCCTTCCGCTTCAGAAGATGCCGCTCGTACCAGCTTTCGCTGTCGGCCGGCGTGCGGGCGTCCGGGTCGGGGAAGCAGTGCCAGGGGTCGACCCGATAGAAGGCGGGCGCCGGGTTGTCGTCCATCTTGAGTTCGTAGATCTCGACCGGCTGCCCGGCGGCGTCGGTCGCTGCCGTCGGGTCTTTGATCTTGCTCCAGGACTGGCGGGCATCGCCCTTGACCGGCCCCTTGGCAATCCCGGTGCCGAGCTTGCAGGCATCCTCGATCACGTCCCGCATTGCGGCCTGATAGAGGCACTCCTTGAGCTGGTCGTCGATTTCCTCCGCCATCGCGTCGGCGCGGCGGCGGGCCTCTGCCATGGTGCCGCGGATCTCGGTGTCGATCTTGATCGCCTCGAGCGCGGTCTGGCGCGCTTTCGACAGCTCGGGGTCCGGCGGCTGGCCTTCCTGCTCGGGCTGCTCGGCCTCCATCTCGTCGACCTGGCGCTCCGCCAGCGCGCGGGCCCGGGCGGCCCGCTTGGCATTGGCCGCCATTTCCGGGACCGGCGTGGGGCCGATCCCCCAGTTCTTGTCGTCGGTCGGGAACAACAAATCCATGAGCCTGGCCGACATGGTATCGGTCTTCGGCGCGGTCGAGTTGATGAACTGGCGGGACTTCTTGCCCTTCTTCAGCTTGGTCTGCGTCTCGGGGTCATAGATCCCGTGGTACTGCTGGAGGTCGGTCAGCCAGCGCCGCTCGATCGGCTGCCGGATGCCGACGCGCCGATCGGCCTCCGCCTCGCGGGCGCCGGCAATGGCGCGCAAGGCGCCCTGAAGACGCTCCTGTTCGCGCCGCGCCATCTCGCGATCGTCAGGCGCTTCGGCAGCCCAGGGCTCGGCGGATTCGTAGGGGGCGAGGGCGGTGCCGGCCATGGGTCAGTATCCCGCGTTGGGGTCGGCCGCTTCGAACGAGGCGGCGAAGGTGTTCAGCATGGGCTGCGCGATGGCGAACTGCCGGCCGGAGACGATCAGATACCGCATGGCATCCATCAGGTGGTCGTTCTCCTTGACGATCTTGCCCTTCTCGTCGCGGCGATAGAACTGGTACTCGTTGATCCAGTTCCGGCAGGTCTCGAAGACCTTGATGCGGCCGATCCCGAACAGTTGCTCGCAGAGCCAGAGGCCGGAGTTGACCGAGTTCTCGGCGGGGCTCAGCTTGAGCCCAAGCTGCCGATACATCTGGATGAGCTGCTCGCCGTCGGCCTGCTGTCGGCCCTGCGCGGCCGGATCGATCACACCCGGGATCCAGGCCCCGCGCGCCTTGATGGCCTCGGCGTGAATGACCGGGCGCTCCTCGCCCATGTAGTGCTCGGTGTAGAGGTACCAGATGTCGGCCGCGGGATCGTGGGCGCCCCAGATCGCTGCCGTCTTGCGCCAGCCGACATCGAGCCCGTAGGCGCGCTTCCAGAAGGCCGGGATCGGGAACGGGCGGACGAGGATTTCATCCAGGCCGAACGGGTAGATGGCGCCGGCGCCGAGGCTCGGCGTGCCCTTGGACCGGGCGTCGCGCAGATAGCGCGGGGTCGATTCCAGAAGCTCGCGCTTGGCCTGCTCGGTCAGGTGCGGGACGTCGTCCCAGCCGGCGGTCACCAGATATCGGCTGTCGGTGATCGCCGGCATCAGGCTACCTCAGACAGTTTTCGCAGAGCGATGCGCGCCGTGACTGCGCCGCTTGGGTTGCCGACCGACGAAACAAGATGCACGCCCATCAGGCTGGATGTGACTGCCGGGCAGTTGCCGATCGGGCCGCGCATCACCGTCCCTGCCGTGACCCCGCTGAATGCTGGGATCGGCGTGGCAATCACGCTCGCGTTGTCACGCACTTCGATCTTAAGCGTGCCCGAGTGCCCGGTGATTGTCGTGTTGATGGTCAGTTGAACGTCGTCTGCGACGCAATGATTGGGCAGGCCGCTGACGATCTGGTTGGAGAGGCCGGTGCCCGTCATCGTCAGCGAATAGCTGAGCAGGACCTCTGATCCTCGTGCCAAGCCGACAAAAGACCCCACTGTGATAAAATTCGGCAGCCGCCTTGTAATGTTCCCCCGGATCAGCATCGGCCCCGAGGTGACGTTGCCATTGACGTTGTA